AGGTTCTCCCACTTGCCGATGATGAAGTTCGGGTTGTGATTGAACAGCGCGATCGGATTGCGTTTGAAATTTTCCAACTCCCAGCCGTCCGACATGATGATGTCGTCCATGCGGTCCGGCGTTTCGTCGGACAGCACGAAGTCCATGCCCTGCACGGTGGCGGCGTGGGTCTTGCGGATGATGCCGCTGGTCGCGGCACGCTCTTCGTCCCAGATCAACTGGCAGACGTCTTCGTCGCCGGTCTCATCCGTGCAGCGGGCCATGAAATCTTCGTGCGACTCGTCGTCATCGGGCTCGATCTGCTTGGCGCGTGCGATCGCCAGCACGTCGCCCTTGTCCTTGCTGCGCCAGATGTTGCCGCAGGCGGCGACGGCCTGCTCCTGTTCCCGTTTGCCATCGCCCATCATCTCGGGCACGCAGCGGTGCATGAAGTCGGACTGGCTCTCGTCCTTGTGCGGTTTCATCGGCATGAGTGTTCTCCCGCCGGGCTTTTGGCCCGGTGCTGGTCTCGCTGAGATTTGAGCTAGAGAAAGAAATTTAGCCGGTGAGCTTCGCGAAGGCGCTGCGCCAGTCGCCGGGTCGATCCTGCACGCAGCGAGTCAGCGTCGGATACCATTCATCGCCGCGGTACCAACGCCAGTCGTGATTGAAGTCGAGCAACACGCTGGCCCTTAATGCCAACGCTCCACTCAGGTTCGTCACTGCAGTATCGACCACCACGATCTCATCCATTGCAGCGGCCACGGCGGCCACTTCGGCGAAGTCCTGATAAACCGGCGCGATGATGCCAGCCGCGCGCGCCGCTTCATGATCGCGATTTTGCAGACTGTAGAGTTGGACGTTGCGATGCGGCAGCAATTCCAGAAACGTGTTCAGGGCGATGCTGCGCGTGGCATCGCGCAGATGCTTCGGATTGCCTTGCCACGCGATACCGAGCCGTCGACGCGACGAGGTCGCTGGCAGCGATGGTGCAGCGCTCAGATATGGCGTGGCCGGAATATGATTGAAGTACCCGATCAGCCGCATGATCGGCACGTAGTAGTCGAAGCTGTCGACCGGGATCACCGAGCCGAAGACCGTGAGACCATCCCGAGCAACGATCCGGCCCAATGCATCGGGAACGGCAACACTGACCCAGCGCGCGTTGAGCAGGTTCAGATAACGCGCGGCCATCACGCAGTCGCCGAGACCCCATTGATGCACGACAAGGATGCTCTTGCCGGTCAGGTCTTCGGTGCCGTGCCATCGCGCAACGCCGTACGCCTTGAACAGCATGTCGTTTGCGCTGTTCTCATGATCGAACATGGCCAAGGCGGCAGCGTATTCACCCTTGGCCAGCATGCCCTGCTGGGTGCTCACCCAGCCTGAAAGCGATGGCGTCTCGGTTGCGCCGGGTGACAAATTCAAAGTCGAATCCGGTGTATTCGATGAACTCAAGGAACGCCTTTTCCTCGTCTTGCGGATTGCCGACGATTTCATCGAACAGCAGGATCGTGCCGTCCGTGCATCTGGGTGCGATCGCCTTCAGGACAAAACTGCTCGATGAATACAGATCGAGGTCCATGTGCGCGAAGGCGATCGGGCCGTCATGGCTGCGCAGAAACTCGCCGAGCGTGTTCTGCACCATGCCGACGATGATCTCGCCGTTCGGCAACGTCCTTGGTAGCGCGCCGTAGGTCGAAAACTTGCCGCGTGGATTGTACGAATTCCAGTCTTCGGGCAGCCCGTAGAACCAGTCGAACCCGTAGACCGTGCGCGGGGCCGCTAACTGACAGAGCCGAAAGAACGAGCCGCCGCTGGCCACCCCGAATTCCAGCAGCAGGCCTTCGGCTGGTGCGGCCAGAAAAGCGGGTGCGAAGCTGGGCTCTGCCTGCTCCTGCCTCGCGTAGCAATCCATAAGTTTATTAACCGCAGCAGATTCCACCGACATTTGAACCACTTAGTGTCCTATTGACGTATATGTCATGATGGCGTATATACAGACCGTAAGAAGGAAGGAAAAAGAAATGAAACGGAACAGATTCAGGAACGTCGGTTACGGCTCGACATATTTGTGTGGCTGTTGCGGTCGACGGACCCGGTACAACGGCGGCGAAGCCGGGAACTGCTTGGAGTGCTACGAGATCGCTGGCCTCGACAACATGGTCAACGACAACAGCTACGAGCCCGGCAGCAAGGAATACGAAGCGGCCAAGGCCGAGTGCGAGATGCTCTACGCCAAGGCGGTCAAGTTGGGCGGCAACGGCGGGGAGATCAAAAAGTGGAACGGCTACATCTGGCCGGAGGCGTGAAGTGAAAGAAATTCTGGTCTACGCGCTGCCGAAAGGCGAGACCGAGCGCTGGACGGAGAGCCTGCTCTCGACCCAGTGCAGAAGCAAGGTCGAGATCGAGGCGCTCAAGAAACGCGCCGCCGCTGACGGCTGGCACAGTTTCCGGGTGACTACGTGGGACGGTTCCCCACCCGACTTTTCCAAGGTGATAGGAGGCAAGTGATGGCAGCGAAGCTGTACGAAGTCAGATCAGTCGCGGATGGCATAACCGCCGCACAAGTGATCGCGCGATACGAGCAACTGTTTGCGGCCAAGGCCGACGCCCGCTCGCTGGCAGCGACCAACGGCGAGGATTACGAGGTCTACGAGGTGACAAAGGTATTCGAAACCAGCGCTGACCCGCACAGCGCCCGGTTCAAATTGGACGCGGGATAGCAAAGGAGAAGCAATGAAACTGAAGAAGGCACTACTGGTGGCAGCGACCATCTTCGCTGCGGTGACGGCATCACAGGCCGACATCGCGCGCTACGCCCAATCGGGCTTCTGGTCCAACTCGTTCGGTCGGGCCTCTGACGGCGAGCTAATGTGTCTGGCCTCGAACAAGTTCGACAGCCGCGGCAATCAGCACAGCGTCATGTTCAAGTATTTTGCCGACAGCGACGAGACCGTGCTTCAGGTCTACAAAAGTGCTTGGCAAATTCCCGAAGGCACGCGCATGACGCTCGAAGTTCGTTTCGACGGCAACGAGCCGTTCGTGGCGGAGGACGCGATCGGCAAGGGCGGCTTCATCGAGGCCAAGATCGGCATCAACTTCATCGACGCGGCGTCCAAGGCGGAAAAAATGTACATCACGTTTCCGTCCGGCGACGAGCCGTACTGGTGGGTGTCGATGAACGGCGGTCGCAACGCGATGCTGGAATTGGCCAACTGTGTGACGAAAATGGCCAAGCCAACCGCACCGAACAAGCCGAGTGCTGCACCGAGCAAGCCGTACGGTTCGAGCCCTGCCCCGGCCAAGAAGCCTAACGGCCCGGAGGTGTAATGAAACGCCTTCTGATCGCGATCGCCCTGCTCCTGCCCGCGCACGCGTGGGCACAGCAGGCCACGATCTACGGCAAGGACGGCAAGGTGCAAGGCCGGGTGACGACCGACAGCCAAGGCTCGCAGACGATCTACGACGCGAGCGGGCGCGCGGTTGGCCGCACGTCGACCGACAGCCAAGGCACCACCACCATCTACGACGCCCAAGGCCGCAAGGCTGGCAGCGTGGTCGAGCCTAAGCGGCGGTAGCCAGCTCCTACCTTAATTTAACTGCTATATGACGTCTTGACATATATGCCTTCATGGCGTATATGAACGATGAAGGTTGTTCTTGAGAAAGGAGAGTTTATGAGCGAATGCAAGTACGGCTCGTTGCGGGAAAAGATTGCCGCGGAAGGCAAGGCGCGGAAGGCGCGTTATGCCGAGTTCGAGGCGGTCTACAACGAAGCGAACCGGGCAGGCTTTGCCGCCGCGGAGGCGATGAAACCACGCGCGATGGTCGTGGCCTCGCACTCGAACCCGTTGGACGATAGCTCGCCGGTCGAGAAGGCTTGGTACGTGGCCGACGGCGTCTGCGGGTTTGCGTGGGTGACGATTTACCCCGGCAACAGTTCGTTCGCCAAGTGGGCGGTCAAGAACGGCGTCGCAAAGAAGGCCTACCGGGGCGGCGTGTCGATATGGATCAGCGCGCACAATCAGTCGATGGAGCGCAAAGAGGCCCATGCCCGCAAGCTGGCGGACGTCCTGCGCGAGAAGCTCGGCGTGAAGGCCTACGCAGAATCGAGGATGGACTGATGACAGACGTCCGCGTGATTCAGGAAGCCTCGTTGGTCGGCCTGCAGGCGCTGACTGACGAGGCGCGGTCATGGGTGGCCGACAATGTCGCCAGCGAGCCGTGGCAATGGCTCGGCAGCGTTCTCTGGGTCGATGCCCGGATGGCCGTGGCGGTAATCGAAGGCATGCAGGCCGACGGCCTTAAATTAACCTGTTAATATGCCCTCTTGACATATACGCCATAACGTCGTATATACAGGATGAAAGAGAAAGGAGGTCAATTTTGGGTGACGTGACACGAGAGGAACTGGCCCGGCTGATCGAGGCGTGTGCGAAGGCTTTTGACGGGTACGTGGCCAGAACTGGAGTTGATCCTCTCGTTCCATTTTACGGGCGGTCCGCCTCGCGCGGGGATTTGGCACGGTCCGCCTCTTTGGAAATTTTGGAAGGCTGAAATCATGAAGCTCGACATTGGATACATCATCGCCGAACGGGAGCGCCGCGAGCGCGAGAGACGCGAACGCGAAGCCGAGGAAGGCAGACGGCTGCCCCTCTACGTTCCGCTGCCGCCGATGGAGAAGAAGCCATGATGACACTGGCCGCGATCTTGGCCGCCCTGCTCGCCATCAAGGCGATGAAGGCAGCACCAAAGCTCGCACCCGCGAGAATCAAAGCGAAAGGAAAGTAAATGGGCTGGACGTTTTTCCACAAGCCGAAAGGCAAGAAGGCGATCGCCACGATCAAGGAACAGTTCGGCGAGAAGTGGTGCGCCGAGCGCGTGGTCGCCGAGAGCGCGACGCGTGAAGCAGTGTTTCTCGTGATTAAGGATCAGGTCGGGCCGGACAATAAAGTCTACGTGCCGGATGCCGATGGTTCCGCGCGCACGATCGCCGTGATCGCAATCAAGAACGCGCCGCGAAGCGAGTACAACTTCGGCTACAAGGACATGACCGAGACGATGGGCCCGTACGGCTGCGAATGCCCGCCCTCGATCATCGCCGCCGCCTCCCCGCTGCAAGACCCGATCGGCCCGGAGCCGGAATATTCCAGCCTGCGATCGGCGCGCGAATATCGGAAGCGGTCCCTGCTCGCCTCCAAGATGAAGGCCGCCAAGCGGGCTTTGAAAGTCGGCACCAAGATCAAGCTGCCTAAACCGCTTTCATTCGGTGGCATCGCGCTCGATGAATTCACCGTCGAACGCTGCCGCGTGCGTGGCCGCAAAGGAATGTCGACCGTCTTCCGATCGGTCGAAACCGGCGGGCTCTACGGCCTGTCCGCGATGGATTTAGTCGGAGCAACCGAAAAGGAGAATGCGTGAAAAACCTACTGATCGCTGGCGGGCTCGCTCTCTTCGCCCTCAACAGCGCGTGGATTTACGAAGGAGCCGACAATAACTGCGCGGCCTATGAAGTCGCAGTTGCCGGACGAGTCGCTGCCAGCGACCCGGACAAATCGAACGCTGCCATGATTGGTCGGGCGTTCGCCGGAACCCTGATCCGCGCCTCGAACGGGCGGTTCGCAGCCGCGGTCGCAAAGGAAAAGTTCCCGGCTCTGCCGACGGGGCTGTCCTGCAATCTCGTCTACTGGTTCGTCGCGCTGGGCGGGATGCCGCCAAAAATAAAATAACCTGCCCTCTTGACGTATATGCCGTCATGGCGTATATGTCTTGAGTAACAAGGAGAGAGAAATGCGAATGAAGTTTCCCCGCGAGTTCTACATCCCGAGAAATTCGGTCGAACTGGCGGACCCCAAGTCGGACGCGGTGGCCTATCTCTGGTTCGCCGGGAATGGCAAACCGGGCTTTGCGGTCTTCGTCGGCAAGCAGGCCAAGCCGCTGTCGAATTTCTATTACCGCGACTACGAGCGGATGGACGCGGCGCTGGCGATCGCGTTCGAGAGTCGCCGCAAGTCGCTCGCCTACAAGGCCGAGCGCGCGGACAAGCGCAAAAGTTTCCAGCACGAGGCCAAGGTCGGCGACATCTACCGCACTAGCTGGGGCTACGAGCAGACCAACGTCGAGTATTTCGAGATCATCGAGATCAAGGGCAAGCACGCCATCCTGCGCGAGATCGCACAGGCGAGCGAAGCAACCGGCCACATGAGCGGTCGATGTGCGCCCCTGCCCGGCCAGTTCTTGAAGCCGCGGTTCGAAGGCGACGATCAGGGCCTGCCAATCCGGCGATTGATCCAAGACGGCTACATCAAGATCGACGACGTGCGCCACGCGTGGCCCGAGAAGCCGAAGATGATCGCAGGCGTGCCGGTCTTCGATTCAGTTCACTGGTCTTCGTACCACTAGGAGCAAAACGATGCGTGAATACGGTCTACTGATCCGCCACAAGGTCACTTACGGCACCGATTACATCGAGTGCCTCCTGTCCGCGAAAGAGCCGGACAAGGATTACCCGCTGGGCTGCTCAAGCGACGGCGAAAGCCACTACGACGCGAATGTGCCCAAGCACATGAAAGGCCAGATGCTCGACGGGCTCGAAATCTACGGGTTCGTGAACAGCGACATCGGCGAGGTTCACTTCATCGGCGGCGACTTCTGCTTCCGTGACGTGTTCTCGGTCGACATTCCGAAGGCCGAAAAGATGATCCGCACGCTCAAGAAAGTCGTGGCGCGCATGCGCAAGGACGAGGCGCGCGAGCCGGGCGACCGGTTCATGTCGCTCGCCAAGGCGCTCAAGCTCTCCTTCGCGGTCGAGGATCGCGGCGCGGACAAGGGCGATCGGCGCTGGCACTGGATGTCGATCTCGGAAGGCCGCGATCGCTACCGCAACCTAATCGCCGACACCATTACCGAAATCAAAAAGAGAAAGGGAATAGCAGCGTGAAAACCGACGTAGAGAAGCCGAAGTACATTTCTTTGGATGCCGACCTGCGCAGGCGCATCAATCTGGAGCGCTTCGCAGTCGATCTGGCGAAGGAGCTAGGCGGGACCCTCCTGCCAGCCGATGTGGAGCGCAAGACTTATCAGAAAATCAGCATCGGCCCCGACGTGCTCGAACTGTACGCGAACGACTGGAAGCAGCGCGTGACGGCCAGCATCTCCGCGCCGGACGTGGCATGGGGCGACTGGTCGACATATGACAAGGCGCAGCGCACCGACGAGGCCAGCGTGAACCCGGACGGGCGCTCGATCGCCGCGATCGCGAAGGACATCAAGAAGCGGGTGATCGACGCCAACCTACCGGCACTGGCCGCCCGGCGAGCTTACGCCGAGCAACAGAAACAGAACCGCGCCGGGCTTGCCGCCAAGGCACAGGCACTTGCAGCCGCCTGCCCGACCTTGAGCATCAAGGTCAATGAGCGCGATCAGGTCGCTACGATCTGGAGCCGTTCGTCGGTCTACCTCGACGGCAGCATGAGCCCAACCGGGCTGGTCAACATCCAGCGGATCGGCGGCGTGAGCACCGAAGCATTCGTGAAAATTCTGGCAATCCTCGAAAACGACTCAGCAAAGGAGAAAGACTGAAAATGGAAGGCGCGGTTCTACTACTGGTCCTGATCGTGATCTCTTTCGCGATCTACTTCTTCCCGGCGGCGGTCGCCCAGCAGCGCGGGCATCGCAACACGCTGGCAATCTTCATGACCAACCTGTTTCTCGGCTGGACGTTTCTCGGCTGGGTCGCGGCGTTGATCTGGGCCTGCACCGATAACAAACGCGAATGAGCCCGCGCATCCTCACCCAGAGCGTGCTGGCCACGATTCCGGCGATGGTGGCGCGCGGCATGAGCCGCGAGCAGATCGCCGCGCAGCTTGGCTGCAAGGTACCGACCCTGCAGGTGCGCTGCTCGCAGAGCAAGATCAGCCTGCGCCGGAATAAGCCCTGCGGTCGCTACACTACCGTGCGCCTCGATTGCGAGGTGCTCGACCTGCTGCACGCGCGCGCGATGGCCCGAGGAGAATCCGACGCCGCCCTCGCCCGCCGCCTCTTGGAAACAATCGCCCGCGACAACCTGTACGACGCGGTGCTGGATGAAAAAGCGGCATGAATTCAGGCCCTTACGTCCCCTTGACATATACGCCTTCCTGACGTATATCTGGGTCGAAAGGAACGAGGACATGATGAACCTGACGATCGCCGAGACCGAAATGCTGTCCGATGCCTTGGCGCAATACATCGAAAATACCGACTTCGAACTGCATGAGCCCACCGAGCGCGAGCGGCTCAAGTTCAGGCTGGCCGAGATGATGGCCGAGAAATGCGACGCGATCCTCGCGGGACTGGCAAAATGAACCGGGTCGCCGAAGTCAACCGGGCCCTGAAGAAGATGGGCCGCCCCGAGCGGCTGCGCCGTGGGGCTGGGTACTACTATTTCAGCGAAGGCAACGCGATGGCTTGGCCGTCAAGCTCTGTCTACGTCTACCGGGCCACTCAGTTCACGCTGGAGCGCTGGCTCGAAGAGTTCGAGGAGTTACGAAAGCGAGGCGAAGGATGAAGTGGATTTCAGGCAATAGCGGCGGCTGGCATCTGGCTGTCGAGAAGGAACACCGTGGTGCCAAGTCCGGCAAGGTTTACAGCCGCTACCTCGTGACGGCATGCAACGGCAAGCAGTTGGGTGGTGCGTGGGGCCATCGGGAAACCGAAAATCCACCGCTGGACCAGCTTTGCAAACACTGCGCCAAGATTGTCGCGGGAAGTTGGATCGTAAAGGAGAAGGCAGAATGAAACGACCCGGCTACCGCGAAGCGCTGGAGTGGATGGCGCTGAACGACGACGTCTACTGGCTGGCCGAAGACCCGGCGATCGCCGCTGGCGCGATCAGCGTGACCGGCGCAATGGTGCGCGATCTCTGGGGCGTCAGCGAAGAAAAATTCCGCAAGGACTTGCTTGCAGCGGTGCGACGCGTGAATCCGAACCACGAGGCTGCACGATGATGCCCGCGCCGTGGATCATCCTGCTCTGCAGTCTGGCCGCCAATGGCCAGTGCGCCAACGTGAGCGCTGCCGTCAACGGCACCGAGATGCAATGCCGGGCGCTGCTCATGGCGAACCAGCAGCAAGGCAGCGTGAAGGCCGCCTGCGTCGCGCCGGATGGCACGGTGCTGCAGTCACTACCAACGAGAGGACCAAGATAGGAATGGACGCCGATAAATTCGCCAAACTGGACGCGGCTCTCAAGGCCGCCGAGCTTTGGAATTCAATGACCGATAACGAGCGCCACGGCATTCGCTTCGGACTGTTTCCGGCCAAGATCATGGAGGCCGCCGCGAAGGAAGGTTTCAACGCGCGGGAGCTTTGCGTGGCCCTGATGAACTGCGCCAAAAAGGATGGAGGCATGCGAGCATGACGGAATTCAAGACGGGCGATCGCATCAAGTACAAGTGGCCGATTTCATCCAAGAACGGGACGGTGATCAGCGCTGACGCGACTGGCATCCGTGTGCGCTGGGATGATGGCACTGAATCTGGAATCGTACGCATCGACGAGAAGGAAACGAAATGATTACGATTGAACAGATCAGCGGCGTCGGCATCCACGCCCATTATGCGATCAAGCAGGACGGCACACCGGTCGCCACCATGCGCCGGTACTCGTACCGCACCGGCTGGACGATCTATTCGGTCCACTACCGCGAGCGGTTCTTTATCCTTCGCGAAACCAGCAAGGACATCAACGCCGCAAAAGAGACGGCGATCTACGAGATCACCTACCCGACAGCCGAAGAGGTCTACGAAACGATCTGCCAGTACACCGAAGACGCGCGGCGCGTCCACATCGAGAAAGAGATGGCCCGCGAGATGGCGCAGCTTGCGCGCGATCTGGCCGCCGGATCGAATTCGGCGCAGGCGCGGCTGATCGAGGTCGCCAACGAGATCGAGGCCTTCGCCAAGGATCGCAGCGTGACCGAGGGGGCATATTTCAAGGACGGCACTTGGTATCACCGCAGCGAGCCGATCTATCCCTCGCCGCCAGATAAAGTACGGAAGGAGGAGGTTACGTCATCCTGACTTGCGTCATATTGGCGTATGCATTACATTAGATGGAATCAGTATTTACAGACGAGGATTTGATGGCAAAAAAGCCGAAGAAGAAACAGGTACATGCCGACGGCATGAAGGCGCGCGAGTTCGCGGCAGCCCTCGACCGGCTCGGCCTGTCCGTGTACGCGAGCGGCAAGGTCATTGGCCTGAGCCTGCGCCAGTCGCAACGCGTGGCCGCAGGAGAATCGCCGGTGCCGCGTCCGGTGGCCAAGCTGATCACACTTTTGCTCAAGAAAAAGATCACGGTCGAGGAGGCGACCGAAGCAGGATAGGTGCGTTATGGTTCCGAAGTATGGAGCATTTGAAGGCAAGCCCGCCCGGTTCACCGATGATGAATCATGGGTGTTCAACGGCGGTGTCTGGTCGCAGACCAACACTGCCGAGATCGCGACCGGCGCGCACGTGATGACCGAGTCCGAGTTCAAAAAGGACTTCGGCTACTTGCCGCCTTTGCCGAAGAGCGCTTTCCAGTCCTCGCCGAGTGCGTCGAGCACCGGCCCGTAGATCGCGATCTGCTTTTCGCGCGCTTCCTTGAATTTAGCCGCATCCGGCCTGATGCCTTTCTTCGGGTCGGTCTCGCGCATGACCACGTACCAGTCGTGCCCGCCGCCGCCGTCCGGCGATTTGGCATGCGCCATCGAGGGCTCCATCATCTGGACTTCGCCCATGAGCCCGGATGGCAACCGCACATTGGCCGCGCGATCGGCGTACTTCACGTCGGTGACGCGGAACGGCTCGTGCGCGACCTCGAAGTGCTTGGCAAGTTCGTCGAGGATTTGGTCGGACTGCTCCGGGTGCTTGATCAGGAAAGTGATCCGCGCCACATCTGGTACGGCAGCCAGACTGCCGTATTGCGGCTCTGCCGCTTTATCGATCACGCGCTTGACGCCGCGCTCACTCTTGACCTTGCTGCCGGGGTCCTTGATCTCGATGCCGAGCTTTTGCGCGATCTCGCGCCCGACGTCGCCAAGCGCCTTCTGGCTCATCTCGGCGCGGCGCTTCACGTCCTCGATCGTCTTGATCGGTGACTTGGCGATCCATTCCTTCTTGACGTCATTGGAATGGTGGAAATCGAGACCGACTTTGGGGGTTTTGAATCCGGGCTTGTAGCCGGTAACCGTAGGGGCTGGCTTGTCGCTGCCGCCGCCGCTGTCTGATCCACCGCCATCCGTCCAGCGACCTTGCTCGTCGCGCGGCTGGCTGGGATCGAATTCTTTAGCTGGCGCTAGAGGTCGCCGATCGCCCGCGCCTGTTCGAGCGCCAGATTGATTTCCTGCTCGGTCAGCGGCCCGCGGTCCTTCTCCAGCAGATCGATGATTTCTTTTTCCGCTGGCTGCAGTTCGGCTTTCCGCTTTTGCAGCGTCGTAGTCGGTTGCGTAGTTGCTCGATCGCTCATTCTTTAACCAACCTTCTTTCGATTTCGCACGCTCGACCGCGGCCTTCTCGCCATCTACGTAACCCTTCCACGCCATGAAGACAACGTCGGGCTGGCCGTTTTTATTAATGTCCCAACCGTGCGCGAATTGCGGATCGAATTTCATTCGCCCGGTTTCGACAAATCCGAACTGGCGATAGTAATCCGGCAGGTAGCCGTCATAGCAGTCGAGCGTGTTTGCACCTTTGCTGATCGCCTGCGCCACCAGATCAGCCGCGATGCCTTTCGGGCCGCCGTTGTTGTAGAGGTTCTGCAGATCACCCTTCGGGTCGATCGCGACGCCCGCCTTGTGATCCTTGGTCGAGACCAGCGTGTGCCCGGACAAGTCTTCCGGCTTCAGCGGCGACATGAAATTCTGCCGGGTCGACTGGTCGCGTGCGGCGATGAATTCTGCGGGCGAGGGAGAAACGAACCCAGCGCTTGGCTCTGCGCCGCCACCACCAGCGTCCCCACCACCGCCATCCGTCCATTGGCCATTCTCATCGCGTGGTTGATCGGGATCGAATTTCTGCTTCAGGCGCGCGAGCGTGACCGCCGACTGCGCGCGCAGGCCTGCCCACTTCACCCGGCGCTCGACCTTGTTGCCCTGCAGCGCCGCGATGTCGGCGTCGGACAGGCCAAGGCGCTTCGCCACCTTGTTGCCGACCGCTGTTGCCTTGGCATGATCGCCGTCGGCGAGAATTTCCTCGTGCAGATCGTCATCGGCGCGCATGTGATCGCGCCAGAAAAAGAATTCCTTACTTTTTCCCGACGTAGGCATTGAACCGGTCCATCGATTCCTTGTCCTTGAAGTCGATCACCCCGTTCCAGTCGGTGCCGAGCAGCAGGTCTTTGCCCCACTGCGAGTCGGCGATCGCCCAGATCGCTTTCGGATCATCGCTCGCCGTCAACCGGTGCAGCCGGTTGGCGTCTTCGTCGCTGATGTCGCCACTGCCTGCCGGTTCGCTATCCTCGTCGCCGCCGAGATGCTCCTGCGCGTGCCGCTCCGCCCATTGAAATTTTTCGTTGTCGCCATAGCCCTCCCAGACGTCGCGCTGGAATTCCCGAATGCTGTCGGAAAAGTCCGGCGGGTCGATGTCGCCTTCCTTTTCCGAACCTTCGTTGTCGAATGACTTGTTGAGCGCGCGATCGAGTTCATCGCGCATTTCTTCGGTCAGGTACTCGTGCGGCTCGACATGCTCGATCCCCGGCAGCGTCGGCTGGTCCGGCTTGTAGCCCTCCGGGTGCTGCAGCTTGTCGTCGTCGAAGGTGATTTCAAGTGAGCCGCCGCCCTCGCCGTCCGAACTGTACTCGACATCAATCGCCTTGATCAGTTGCTCGTTGCTGAACGGGATCGGCGGCTTGTGCTCTTCCTCGCGCTTGGCGCGATAGCCGTCGATCGCCTGCTGGGCCCAGTCGCTGTCCTGCGGGTAGCGCTCGGCGATCGACACCTTGGCGTCATCCAGCGACTGCCCGCTGTCGCGCCAGTTGTCGACTTCGCTGTCGCGGAATTCGTCTTCGGTCTGCCGGATGAATTCCTCGAAGACCTGCCGCTGCTGGTAGTCGCTCAACTCTTCCCAGCTTTCGGCCCGGTAGCCGTCGCCATCACCACCGCCGCCGGATGACATGCGGCGGATGTTGCGGTCGATCACCTCCGCCAATTCCGGCCAGTCCGCCTTGGTCGGCACGTAGCCGTACTTGGCCCACGCGTAGCCGCCAACGTCGATGTTGGCATGCACGCGCACGCTCTCGACGCCCATCTTTTTGTACATCTCGACATTGGCGGCCAAGAGCTTCTTGCCGACGCCCTTGCCGGTGTCGCCCCGGTGCAGCTTGAAATACGAACTGGACGCCTTGTGGTCGTCGAGGTCGATGTCGCGGGTGTAATCGCCGATCGGGTTGCCCTGCGCATCGTGCAGTTGGCCCATCACGGTGATCGCGCCAAGGTTCTCGTGGAAGCGGATGCTCATCGAGCCCGGCATGCCGCCGAGAAATTCTTTTTTGAACGCCGCCGGGGGCTCGCCGACGTACTGCTCCCACGTCGCCAGAAATTTCTCCGGCTTGTTGTGGGTGTAGGTGTCGAGGAAGACCTCGTCCTTGGTGAAGTCGCCTGCCTCCACTTTTTTCTTCGGCTTGCTGTCGGTTGCCGAGCTTTCGCCGCCGCCATCGCCGCCTGCGAATTGACCGCCTGCCGAAGACCCCGCGGGCTCGCGCGGGTGCTGGCTCTCGTCCCACGCCTTCAGCCGTTCGAGCGTGACCGCGGCTCGCGCGCGGGCGAGCGCCATGCGCACGCGCGGATGGGATTTCTCTTCGTCGCCAAGCTGCACGCAGGCGCGCTGCGGGGCCTGATGCTTGGCCGCTGCGACTGCCGCCGTGCGGTCGGTCATAGCCCTTCCCGCCATTTCCTGCTGGCCGGATCGAACACACGTACCGGCGCAAGCTGCACGACCTTCACCGGTAGTTCACGCCAGCCGCCTTCCTTGCCGGTGCGGATGCCGGTCACCTTGAATTCTCCGGCCACGATCGCCTCCATCCACTGGTGGCCGAATTCTTTGGCGTGCTCGCGGTCCCAGCGCAGGTAGCCAGCCATCGGCGTGCCTGCCGCAAATTCGAAGGCCGTCGCACCTTTGCCAGCGGCATCGCCTTCGGAATAATTCGTGGCGTATCCGAAGGCCGTGCTTTCGTCGCCGGTCGAGGCCAGCAGCGGCAGCCTGACGGTGTCGCCGACTTTCCACTCGATATTTTTCTGGTCGATAAAACCATGAAACAGCGTTTCTTCCGACAGCCTGCCGTTGGCGATGGTGTCGAGGAATCTCCCGACCAGCGTTTTGACGAGCTTCGGCGCTTCGTGCTGCTCGTAGCCGTCAATCCCCATCACTTCCGCCGCGTGTCCGGTGGTGATGAAGCTCTGGTGATGGCTGTCGCCCCAGTATCCGGCGTTCTCGCCCTTGGCGACACCGACGCGCGAGAAGCCCTCGTTCGGTCCGTCGGTGATCAGTTTTTCTTTTTGATACTTGGCGTCTTCCGCTGCTGACTGCGCAGTGTTGTCCGGGCGGCTGGTTCCGGCCCAGTCGCCACCGCTGCTGCCATCACTGCTGCCGCCGCCATCCGTCCACCTGCCATCCTCGTCTCTGGGCTGGCTCGGATCGAAATCTTTCAGCCGATCGAGCACCACTGCGGCCTGCGCCCGCACCGCGGCCCATGCGACGCGTGGATGCATGTCAATCACCCTCACGTCGTGGTGGTTTGCGTTTAGGTGGTGCGGCGGAGAGCTTGGCTTCAGCTTCGGACAGTCGCCGTTCAAGTTCGGTCAGCCGGTTCTCCAGTGCGGTGGCCCCGGTCGGTGTAAAGTACAGTTCGAACCAGTTGCCCTGATCGTTGCAGGCGTACAGGCCGTAACACTCTTCCGTGATCTTGCGCTGGTTGTTGGTGATCAGCACAAGCTGCGGCGGATTGTGGTGCAGCGTTATTTCAGCTTTGGGGGCCGGTTCGAGCGATACAGGTGGTGGATGAGCCGGTCGGAAAACGATGCGCTTGTTGACGAAGCCGCCGGGCCCGGTGCCGAACGAAAAGATGTCACCTTCACCTTCAATGATGATGGCGTTGGTGTCGACACTATCGTCCGGCGGCGAGATGTCCACGGTCTCAGCGCATGCGAGGGTGACCGGAGGCGCTTCACCATGTGCGCAAACCCACGGCACAATCGGCACGGATTATTTCCCAACATTGGCTAGATCACAGCAGTTGCCGTAACCGGACAGCATGACGCCGAGCCCGACGGCGAGCACAAACACGATGACCACGAAGACGATGAATTCCGGCTTCACGCTTTGGTCACCAACGTGAAGACACGGCTTGCCTCCTGCGGGATCGGGTCCTCGCTGGTGCCACTGCGCAGGCGCAGGTAGACCGCACCGAGCGTGGCGTCTGGCGGCAGCGATATGCAGGTGCCGGGACGGCAGCCGATCATGATCTCACCGCCGTGAAAGTTGATTGCGTTGAAAAATTTGCTGCCGTCGTAGCTCGCCTGAATCGAGATGTTGGCGGGCGTCCAGTCGTCCGGCATGAAGATGAAATACAGTTGCACGCCGCTGAGATCGATTGCGCCAGACAGCGATTGCCCGGCAGGGATTGTCAGCGTTTGCGCGGCGACATTTTTGATCGGTGACTCTGGTGCTCGTGCCATCAACTCTCCATCGTTGCCTTACCAGCCGACTCTGGCTCCGACGCGTCCGGCCCACAGGCCGCGGTCCGGGCTGTAGGCAAACCCGCCGTAGCCAGCGAGCGAGCCCTGAATGCGCACGATGCCGGTCACGCCGAGCGCAAATGCTTCGGACGAAAACCCGACACCGCCTGACAGCGAGAAGCGTTCGTCTTTTTCCAGCCAAGCCGGTTGCGCCAGCGCCGACGACATCGCAAGCAGATGCGAGACGTCGAACTGGTTCATGCCCGGCGGGCCCTGTGGACCCACCGGTCCGGCTGGCCCAGTTGCGCCTATCGCGCCCTGCGCGCCAGCAGCGCCAGCGGCACCGGCAACACCTGCTACACCCTGCGGCCCTGCCGGACCCTGTGGCCCGGTCGCACCTCTGCAGTTGGTCAGGTCGAGGCTGACGCCGTAATTGCCGCCGAAGCCCTGCGTGCCATCTGGATTGATTGACGCCGCCGGGCCGACGGTCTGCCCGCCGTTTCGCTCGGTCGCGCTCCAAAGTCCGCAGCCGGTTGTCGACCACGGACTGATGTTGTCGGCGTGCGCTGCTGTGGCGGCAAACAGGAGGATGGCGATCGTCGGCCTAACCAATGAGTGCTCCGATGTCGACGTCGGTGACCAATGGCGCGACACCCGCGGCCATCGCCAGTGCCACCATGCCGTCGATGCGTCCGGTTGATTTGTTCTTCGACAGGCGGCGGGTGCTGTCGTCCTTGCCGTCGACCACGGCGCAGGCCGCGCACATGGCGAGCACCGGATGATTGCCGTGCGCCAGTTCCTGCTCGGCGATCATCTGCTCCAGATCGCGCAGCGCCGGGGCCATGGTCTTGCCGCCCTGCCGGAATTTGTGGAATTTCTCCTCGATCACCTGCTCGGAGAACCCGGCCTTCAAGAGCCACGGCTTGAGATGCACCATGCCCCAGTCATCGAAGGCGAGCTTGCGGATGTTGTACTCTTGGAACAGTTGGTAAAGGAATTCCGCCACGTACTCGTAGCTCACCGAAGAGCCCGGCGTGGTCAGCAGATGTCCCTGCTTCTTCCACAGATCGTACGGCGTGCGATCGTGCTGTGACTTTTCGCGCAAGCCCGTTTCCGGCAGCCAGAACCACGGCTTCACGTTCCAGACGCGCTCGACCTTGCCGATCAGCACCAGCGCGCACAGGTCAGCCACGCTGGCGAGGTCGAGCCCGCCGTAAAGCTGCACGCCGTGCAGGTCGGCGATCGGCGCTCCGCAGGCCTTCCATGCTCCCCGCGATACGAACGGGTTCGACACCTCGACGCGCTGGTTGAGTACGAGGTTTCTGAACTCGGCCTCGCGCGCGGGCATGCGGTCGGCGTCGTTCGCCATCGCCATCACTTCCTCTTTGTTGAGGAAGTCGCCGAACGCCGGGTTGGCCTTTCGGATGGTCTCTTCTTTGAACGGATCGTCTTCCGGCGGCGCGCTGTAGAGCGAGCAGATCACGCGTGGGTCGGCCCCGGTCTGGGCGTCGTCGATCAGGACCGAAAGGAGATCATTGTCGCTCGGTGCTTGCGTCGAGATGATGATCGAGAGCGGGTTCTTCTGTGCGCCGGTCGCGGTCTCCAGCGCCTCGTACATCGGCGCGCGCGGGCCGCGCACCTGCCCAAGCTCGTCGTGGATGATCAGCACCGGCGACAGGCCGAAGGCCGTGGAGGCTTCGGCGGAGAGTGCGCGATAGACCGTGCCGAGGTCAGGACAAAGGAGTTGCTTTGCCGAATCGCGCACTACAACCACCGCCCGCAATTCTGGGGACATGCGGACGATCTTGGTCGCAAGGTGGAAGATGATGGCGGCCTGCTCGCGTGACTGCGCCGCCGAGTACAGTTGGCTGTTCAGGACTTTTTCCGGCCCGCACAGGTGCAGCAGCATCAGCATGGCCGCGAGCGCGGTCTTGCCGTTCTTTCTGCCGAACGAAATGATCGCGCGCCGGGTGCCCGCCGGGTTGCCGTAGATTTTCCTGATCTCGTTCTGCTGCCACTCGCGCAGGCGCACGTGGTGGCCAAGTTCCGGGCCTTCCGGCACCCGGCAGTATTTCTCGATCCAGTCAATGTTGCGCTGGGCGCGCTTGCTGTTTTTCGGTCTCGGCTTGCGGTCACCCTTCGCCGGACGAAAGGCCACTACGGAATTTTCCCCGGCGGGGTGACCGAGACCTCGACCATCTGCGGGCGCACGCGGCGTGGCCACTGTCCGTAGCGCTGCCCGATCTGCCAGCGCAGGAACTGCTTGCGCATTGGCAGCGGGTTCTGCTGCGGGATCGGTCCGGGCTCGACGAACTCGACGTGACTGAGCTTGCCGTCCGGGTAGAAGTCGATCTTCTTCACCAGCGAGCCCGCAATGCGTGACAGGTTGGCCAGATCAGGGATGGTGGCGCTTGGCATCATGCTACCTGTGATTTGGAACTGGATTAGGTCGCGTAACGAATAGACGGCTGCTGTTGTGTCAGGCTACACTTGACAGCGGCTGTCGGTCGCGAATGTTGTCAACCCCTACACCCCGATGACAGAACGGCGCGACAGTCAGACGCCCACTCACCGGTGGACGTTCCGGCGCGTAACGCGAATAGACCTCGCGGCTGGGACGTCCACCGTTTCTCACTCCCACGGCATCGGTCCCGGCTGGCCCGGCATCTTGTTGGTCTTCACGTCGGAGCGGAAACGCGACTGGTTGGTCAGCCGCAGCTTGGTGGCGAGGTGGGCCGCGCCGCGGGTCTCAAGCTCGCGCATCTTCAGCAGGCTGTGGTAGCGCGACAGACCTTCCCGGCTCTTCATCCACTCGTCGTCGAAGTCGTGGATCATGCCGGTGAGCTTCTCGGCGCATTCCCTGTGGGCGCAGTAGTCGGCCAGCATTGCCAAGACGGCCCCGTCGGTGAAGAAGCCCGCCGGTTCCGCCGCGGTGGTGGTCCGCCAGATGTCCTGTTCGCGCTTGGTAAGCTCGGGCGGTGGATCAGGCCGCTTGCCGCCGAAGTCCGGCTGGACGACGGTCGCGGCCTCTGCCGCTGAGATACGTCCGGCCCGGCGCATGCAAGAAGTCCTTATTTCATCGATGTTTCACAGGTTGTACCCGCATGGTCTCCGGCACGATCGAGCGCTGGAACAGGTGCCGGAAGTGCCCATTTTACCGGGCTGTTTTTAACGCCTCTGCGCGCAGATAGGTCCGCTTTGATAGCTATTTGAGGCCCGGTTTGCAGGCACTTCTGGGAAAGCCGCAATTCAAGTTATGAAGTTCCCGAGGGCCCAGAAACCCTTATTTTATGCATGTTTCTCACTTTTTCGATTATGGCGGCAAAACAGGCCCCAGAAACCCCCGTTTTACGGGCACTTCTCGACTATCACTTAGCAGCCGAAGTCGGGGTCGCCCAAAATGGGCAAAATGCAAGAAGTGCCCATTTTATAGGGGTTTCTCGCATACGTCATGACGGCATATAATCCTACAACCGGGAAATTCGTGTTTTGGTTGTGGAGCGATCGAAATTCTTCAATGTTTTCAAGGACTTATGGGTGATCGCAGTTAGCAAAAGTCGGC